GCAGCACGACTTGGATATTTCTATGCCGGCATGACTCGCGCGGCTTTCCTTGGGGTTGAGGTCAACAAAGATGGTATCACTACGAACAATGTACTCCACAAGGATATTCACTATCCGAATCTGTTTAGAAGAAGAACTGTCGACAAGACTTCAGAAGAAACCGAATACAAACTTGGCTTCCACACGAACGAACGCACAAGACCAATCATCCTAAACAAACTCGCGAATTGGATTAACGAAGGTGAATTCGCACTCAACGACGAGAAGACAATCCTGGAGTGCATGACTTTCGTTAAGGACGACCATGGAAGATATGAAGCTCAAGAAGGTTGCCATGACGATTGCGTTATTGCGCTGGGTATTGCGATCTACATCTTTGACTATGCTGTTAAACCACAGAAGCCAAAGACTCAAGAAGAAAACTTAAGGGAAAGCCTAAAAGCGAAGAAGAGTAGTCAAAATTGGTAAATACTTGCATGTATACAAAATTGTGCTTATTATGTTGGCAAGTATGTTAGTTAGATCTGTCACCTAACTAATGTTTATGTCAGATAATACGGCTCAGGTCAGGATCACAAACACTACAACAGGAAACAACGGAGTGCTTGTTCCAAGTGTCCTTTCGATCAAGGCATCATTGCTATTGGGATATATACTTTCCATACGAAATGAGTGTAATAAAACATATACTCCGAATCGTTCAAGTGAATTCGATCATCTCCCTCTTTTATCTGTTTGGGATTTAGCCGATACAAATGAGGAGTTTATATTTACCGAGGTGGCACTGCCTACGGAAACTGTTTTAAATTCAAAAGGAGTTCCTGTTTTAATTATTCTTCCCGAGGAATCAACTATTGATATGGGAATAAACCTATAAAAACATGGCCAGAAAATATTACGGCAGGGAGTTAAAAGACTATAAGGAGGAAAAGCGAACTACTCTTAATGTAGACGGTAGTACTGAAGAAGTCGCAAGTAGCGCTCATCACTGGCTACAGAGAGCAGAGCAGATGAAAGCAAGGCGCGAACATTTTGAGCCGATGTGGAGATCGTCTCTTTTTGCGTTTGTTGCGTTTGCAGTCAATGGAGGCAATGATGCGAACCGGTCTTTTGATCCAGACACAGCTCCTGAATTACAAGGATACTTCAATTCAAAATTTACTACATACGGATTCAGATTCACGGATATGCGTTATCCTCTTGAATTCGCTGTTGTAATGCGAAAACTGGCGACAGAGATTAAGAACCTTCCTTCACCTGAATGGATGGTCCCGGGTGCCGATGATCAAAGTCCGGCTCTTTTGTGGAAGAGTGTTTACAATCAAGCCATGAATGAAGCTGAGGCTGATTACGAAGACTTCGAGACACTTCTACAGAAAAACATATTCGGAACGGCAATACGATGGTCTAGAATGAGGAGCTACAAGAATACAGTGCAGGAGCCAACCATTACCGATAGTGGGAATGTAACTTACGACAAGAAGACTCATGATGTCAGAGAATTTAAAACTACAACGACGGATCTTCGACATGTGTACCTAGATGACGGATGTACGAGTGCAACCCTTGGTGATTGCGAGGATGCAATCATTACGGAGTATTACACTGAAGAGCAGGGGAAGATAATATTCGACGATGTAGACTTCGAGAAATTAGGAATCAAGGCTGCCCCAAAGAAAGATTTATTCCAGGATATAAACGATCTCAACGGAGGTGACGCAAAGAGTTTCTATGAGGTACTGCATTGCTACAACGAGATAACAGATATGTATGATGTTATGATGAATGGTATTATCGTGAGAAGTTCTCCAATCCCCATGCGAAGTTTCAGAGGGAAGAAGCAGATCCCACTTGCATTGATTGTAGACAATAAGATCCCCGGGCAACCATACGGCTACGGAGAACCGGCTATCATCAAGGCTTTCCGAGAGATTAAGAATAAGAATCGAAATCTTATTTATGATGTTACAAAGAAGGGTGCCAAGCCAACGCTTGCAATCGATCCGCTATCTCCATTCAACGAGGAGACTTACACTTTCGGGCAAGATTTCGTTCGTGTTGCTCCGGGAGACATGTCGCCTATACCGGTTGTGTCAAATCTAGATGCTCCATTGAAACTCGATGAGATGACTGACAATGATATTACGCTTGTGACCGGAATTAATATTAAAGATACCGTATCTCCTCCTTCTGATGAAACAGCTACAAAGACTGTTGTTCGCAAGGAATCCCAGATACTTCTTGTCGATTTGGGGTTGCATCTCAATACCATTGCAGGATTGAAGAGGCTTCACAGAATCAATGCGAATATTTTAAGACTTCACCTCAGAGCCCCTCAGCCCGGAGCCGAAGGTAAGACGATGAAGGTTACAACCGATGGAACAAAGTTATTCCGAAAACAACACGACAAAACATCAACAGCGTTTATTGAGGAAGAACAGCAAGGGATGCATACATTCGAATTCAAAGGTGAAGATGTCGATTATGACTTCGAGCCAATACTGGCAGTTGGAAATATTGCAGTATCCGAGCAGCTTGATAAGAACATGAAGATGGAATCCGCAGAGAAGATAGCTGCATTGGCGCCTCTTGCAATGGATCAGTTTGGATTAGCGGAATTCCTACGAGAGAACGGAGGCTTGCCCTCTTCTGTTATTAAGAAGCAAGCACCTCAACAACCAGTCAATACCAATCCAAATTCAGAACAAGATGATATTGCTAGTATTATAAAGAATGCCGGTGGTATAATCCCTCAAGAACAGCAAGCAATTAACGATTACAAGAATGCTAAAAAAACTCAACTCGTGGCTGACAAGGCGACGAGCCCAGAAACAATGGGAGCAGCAGGAGCACAAGCTGGCGTATAGCCTTCTTGGTATATACAAGAGCGCGATGGTACTAATAATGGGAGTATCTGAAGTAGATAGAGAGAATATTGCCGCGCTGATAGTAGACGAGAAATATCAAAGCTTACTAAAACTCGAACAAAATATTTGCGCTCAGTGGATACAACAGTGTATGTATGAAGAAGGAGAACAAAAGGAATTGAAAAAGGGAGGTGTCAAGATGTACACGACGATTCATAAGGCTATAGAGAACGCATTCAAGCAGAAGATGCAGAACGGTGCAGAACAACAACAGATGGACAAGACATTAAACGGATTGGGATGGTAGGCTCCTTGAAAACAAGTCGATAAAGCCTCGCTATGGACTCACTGCGTATTGCTAGATACGATTAGCAGTGAGCCAATAATGTGGCTTTATCACCGCATGCAGTAATTTCTAACCATTCAATATGGATACAACCGTGACCCCTGCAACAGCAGGCAACGAACCTCCTGCGAAGGAGAATCCAGAGGCAGCGAAAGCGACCCCTCCGGAAAAATCAACTGAATTTGCACTGGCAAAGACTGAACAACTTAACCAGACAGAACCTCCTGTACAGGAGCATGACTGGAAAAAAAGATTTGAAGGTACGAGCCAAGCGCATAAACAGTTAAGCGAGGAGCATCAGCAAGTAATTGATAGCAATGTCAAACTTGTTGAGAAAAATCCTGAATTACTGAACGATTTGGCGGATACAAATCCCAAACTTGCGGATCAAGTGTCCAGGAAGTTGTATGATAAAAGCTACGATTCTTATCGCAAAGATAAGGAACTCGAATCTTTGAAAAAAAGTGATCCGGATAGGTATGCTCAGGAAAAACGCATTAAAACTCTTGAAGAAAGAGATGCAACGCGTACTGAGTCGGACAGAAAAGATTTTCTTAAAAGCAAGGGGATCAAAGACAACGAATTTGATCCTGCCTACAAGAAGGTTAAAGCTCAACTCAATATGTTTAATCCTGAATATGTTGAGGAAAGTCCGTCAGAAGCGTGGTCCAAGGCATATCAACTGGCTTTCCCAAGTAGTGCCAGCACCGAGAAGACAAAAGAAGATGCTGCACTTGCATGGAATTCCAGTAAGAGGGGTGGACTCTCTTCAATCCTCAGTCACAAACAAAGTACGAAATCGCCGGAAGCACAGGCGTTTGCAGACAAACTGTCTATGCTAACAAGTAAGTAAGACTATCACTTAAAAATCCCTTACTATGTACGGATTTCATGAAAGAACCGACAAGGCGTTGGCTATTAGCCAAATCCACAGAGTCGGCAAAAATTCAGAAGTATTCGCTATAGGCGATGCTGTTACTGAAGCTTCAGGTGTTGCCTTGGTTGCCTCTAATTCAGCAAGAATCCTTGGATTCGCAAATGAGGTAAAGACAATGACTGCCGATAATGCCACCGTTGCAAAATACGAATTGGCAATTATCCCAGCATATCAAGGAATGGAAGTTGAATGTGATTTGAATGCCGCTTCTACTTACGATGCTTGCGTAGGATTCTACACAATACTCACAGGTACAACAGGCGCTCAACAACTCGCACAAGCTTCTCTTTCTGCGACAGTTGGTCAGTTCCGCATTACGAAACTTGATCCACGGGGCGAGAGTTCCACAACTCGTGTTCTATGTACTCCGGTATTCACTGGATTCAGCCACACGACTGCCAGTTAAGACTAAGTTAAGAAGTTAGTTAAGAAGTAAGTACTTTTACAACTAACTTAGTCTTACAATGGATACATTAACCAGACTGCCAGACATCGTTGACCCTCAAATCGTCGAGATATTCGACCAAACCAAGGATCAGCTTTCGGCTGATCTGCAGTACGCAAAATTAGGATATGAGGATTATAGTCCTTCTATCCCGGACCCAAAGTTTTCTAGTGTTTCAGGTCTCTCAATTGCTCAGCTGACTTTAGAAGGGTCTCCTTACAGCAATGAAGACAGAACCCAAGGATATGACGTAGAAATCACAGTTCAGAAATACACAAAGATGTGTACGTATACCGAGGAGTTGATTCATTGGATAATGGAAGGCAACAAGGAACGTGCTCAAGAATTTAGAGAGGGCGTAGAGGCTGTTCATCAATCGCTTTATGAACGCGTTGATACACAGGCTGCTCGTATGATTTATCTTGCACATACCGCAACTCACCAGACAGGTGGAGATGCAGTGGCATTGGCAAGTACGGCACACCCTTCTACGGAACCTGGAGTTGCTACGCAAAGAAATGTCCCGCCTGCAACAGAAGGCCATGTTCCTTTGTCATACACAGCTCTTGTAAATGCAAGAAACAGAATCAACAGATTCTATGACCTCAAAGGCGTTCAATTAAAGAGAGCCAAGAATTTAAAACTTCTTATCTCCATCGAACAGGAAGATTTGGCAAAGAGATTATTGTTCTCTCCAAAACTACCTGGAACGGAATTAAACGACTCCAACACTCTAAGTGGAATCACTTATGAAGTTATCGAATGGCAACCTTCAACCTATTCTTCTTATTGGGCTCTTACTGTTCCTGAGAGAACAAAGAGATCATGCAAGATGATATGGGGTTGGAAACCAAGAGTCATGTCTGAAACTGAGTATAAGAACGGAACCTTTTACAAACCGGGTTCAGTTTATATGCAAACAGGCTTCAGAGATTGGCATTGGGGCTACTTCAGCAAGGGTGATTCGTCCGCTTCCTAATTTTCTAATTTCTAATTTACAAATCTCATGGATAAAAATGGATTGGAATTGGGGACGGCTCAACGTGGTAAGCCTGGCAGAAGCGTACTCGTTAAGAATACGACTGCTGCCGACATGGCTATCATCCGAGACACCTTCAACTACAAAGTTGACCCAATTGACGGGAGTACGTTAATTTTCGCAGATGTTGATTCGGCCATCAACTCGTTTAGCGCAGTCAGTAGGGCTAATCTTGGAGATACGGTTTATATCTCTGAAGGTTATACCGAGACTGTTGCTACTGCAAGCGACATCACTTCTGATGTTGCTGGTCTATCGATCATCGGTTTGGGCGAAGGAGCTAGTAGGCCTACGTTTACATTTAGTGCCACTGCTGCAACATGGGTTGTCAGCGGAGCTAGTACGACAATTAAAAACATCATTATTACCAATAGTATTGATGCTGTCGTTAGTCCATTCGTTGTATCTGGTGTTGATTGCACGTTCGATATAGAATCACGTGATTCCACTAACTTAAAGGAATTCACCGATATTATCCTGACAACTGCTGCGGCCGATAATCTCAAGATTAAGCTCAAGCATGTTGGCTTCACGACTGGTTCAGGCAATACTCGTGCTGTTCATCTAGTTGGTGGCAACAATACTCGTGTCGATGTTGACTTTTACGGTCTTGCCACGACTGCTGTTGTTGATTTCACGACCGCTGTTGTCGACTGCAATGTGTTTGGCTATATGTACAACTCAGGTACCACAGACTTCAGTAAATCGGTAAAAGATACCGCTACCGGGTCCACTTGGTTTGCTGAGTTCTATGATGGCGCGGCTGGTGCCTCTGTTCAAGGAGGATCCGGTAACGCCCTTGCGGCTGGTGATCTTTCGGTTATTGCAACTGCTGTCACTACTACCATCCCGGGACTACATGCAGTTCCAGGTGCCAACGTGACCACCAATACCAATGTGCGTGATGTTGTTGGTAACAAAACAGATACCGCCGTTGGTACAGTTGCTGCAGATAAATCTCTAATGGGATACGCAAAGGGTATTCTTGAAGATACAGGTACAACTCTTCCTGGCACGCTTTCTACTCTCACTGGTTACCACACTGTTCCAACGCAAGATGCTGCTACTGATGCTCAAATGCGTGACGTTGTTGGTAAAAAGAGTGATACAACTGGTGGTACTTCACTCGTTTCACTTCTCAAGGTAGCCGATGCTGCTGTTGATGCTATCCAGACGGATTTGGGTAATCCAAGTGTTCGCACGAATTTCCAAAGCGTTGAAACAATGCTTGGAATGCCTGATGCGGCCAACTCAAATCTCGACGACATGATCAGAACCGGCTTTGACTCGACTACTGTAACGAGAAATCAGAACGGATCGGTTATGGAGATGTTAAAAGCCATTGTCAGAGTCACGCCTCAGGTTGACATGAAGATGATTGCTGATTTGACGGGTTACGACACAGCCGCAATCTTCAATGTAACGGGCAATGTTGTCGCGCGCACTTACGGAATAGTTGGTGCAACTGCTATCACTTCAACATCGGGTACAACAACCCTGTCTGTTGGTACGGCTGGGGATCCAGATGTTTTACTTCCTGCTACTACTGTTGATAACGCAGATTTCGCTATCAATGATGTCTGGACTGACAACAATCCGGAAGATGGCGCATGCGCTCTTTCGGCTACAAGCTGGGTACTTATTTCGGCTGGAGAAGATATTATATTGACGCGAAATGTTGATGATCTTACTGCAGGTGCATTGTCTATAATCTGCGAATGGTATTCGCCAGATGGCTCGGGTTCCGTTGCTGCTGCATAGTTCTTTAGATTGTTGATTTGTGGGGGGCGAAATTCGCCCCTCTCACTCAGTAATTTAACCCAAGTACACATGTCTACGTTATTAGACCAGAATGTCCACACGATTGATTTCAACTCATTGGATCCAATCGCGGAATTGCGAAAAGTCAATCCCAGGTTTATGGAAATCTTCGACAAATTAAATGCAAATGATCGAGTTCTACACATGCGTTCTTATCCTATCAATAGTCCGGTCGAGGAAGCGCTGGTCCAGTATGTCTTAGACAAAATCGCTCCTACGACATTAAGCCAATCGGAAGAAGCTAGAGTTCGTCGAGCCATGGCTGAAGATGCAGCAAAGGGAATCGAAATCGATACTCCGGCAAAGGAAATGGAGTGGGAAACTAAAATCCAAGAGGCAAGACTTAAAGACAAGGCTCATCTTGATGCAGTCAAGGCTGAACGAGCTGGTCAATTTGGAGGAAACAAAGTCAATCAGCCTGCTAAAAGTACAGGCGAAGGGCTTGCGACAATTAAGGGACTCGGAGCAAAGTCAATCGAGAAATTACATTCCGCAGGGATTAAGACTGCAGATCAATTCAATAGTCTTACAGAATTACAACTCAGAGAAATAGTTGGTCCGTTAGTCGCATCAAAATTCAGAAAATAGTTATTTTTATTTCAGCCATAATACGGCTATAACCATAATAATACTATGGAAGACTATCAGATGGGGAGTGGATTATTTACTCCGCAATCACCACAGTTCGTTCAAGATGTGAGACAAGGGAGTTCTTTCGAATCGGTAACTGAGACGGTCAACATAGCCGCTACTGGATATGTAAAAGATGCAGCAGGTTCAACCGTCGTTGTCGATCTTACACAAGGCCCCATATTGGAAAAATACGGTAGCAAAATAGGTAGTTTCTGGGGTTCTCCTCAGAATCTTATGTATACACAAAAGGTTCAAGCAGTTAGCGAAACAGACGGTGCCGCTAGTTTTGGCGCATATGACGCAACTACTGATCTCGAGAAAATCTTTGAGAGTTCTACTTCGGCGAGATATATTGCTAAATTAACAGATGGCGCAGGGAATACGCTATATGGTTGGATTGGAGGCGTTGCTGTTGCTTCTAATGTTTATACGTTTAGTATTTACAGCGAAGTTGGACTAAGTACCCAAAACTGGTTTCAGGGTGGTGCCACGACTTATAGTCACAGTTACGGTTCGACGGTGCAAATATTCAGATATGCGAGCTCACTCGTATTTGGATCCACGAATACGTTTACAGAAGAAATACCTTATCATTCTCCTTCCGATCCATCAAAGGAAGCCGAAACAGAGTTTAGATTTTTGGCAAGCTTAACAAATGGTCAATACGGTATAGACTACAAAAACAATCGATTCTTGGGTAGAAAGGCGAACACCGATGATACGGAAGTCTTCACATATCGAAGTTTCGCAGGTCCGGGTGGGACAGCAGATAGCGTCAATGTGGCTCAATGGGGAGGTACTGCGACGACGCTGGGTCAAAAAGCCGCGGCTTCGTCAGTTCCTGTCGTACTGGCTAACGATGTTGACGTTGAGGTTGTTGGGAATGTAGCACATGACGCCGTGGACTCGGGCAATCCTGTTAAGATGGGTGGACGTGCTAGAAGTTCACAAATTGCCGCTGTTGCAGAAAACGACAGAAGTGATTTAATCACAACGCTTAATGGCGAGTTAATCACCGCAGGTTATTCTTACGCAAACCAGAATAATCGTGTAGGCGAAACCGATCCGATCAGCACGCATCATGTCGAGGCTTCTTTGGCGACAGTGACGAACGGAGCGAATGGGACGTATTATTATTATGTGGATATGGACGGGTATTCCAATATGGGAACACAACTCGTTTTGACCGGTACGCTAGTTGTGACTGTCGAGGCGACAGTACAAGATGACGGTACCGCACAAGCAAGCTGTACTTATGTGGACGTAACAACTGACGCTTATGGAGTGGCTTCTTTCGCCGCTTCAGCTATGCTTAATGATTCACTTGGATTCTTTGGACAGTTCAAATACGTTAGGATCAAAGTCGTGGCAAGCGGAGGTGGTACAGACGACTGGACGATTTATTCAAAGAGAAAATACTAACCTTTAACCAATCAGAAAATGGATACAAAGTTTCCAACTATACCCACATACAGAACCGAAAAAGCGACCGGCACATTGCCACAAACGACTCAAGGCGTTTTGTTCACAATCAGTGGCCGTGTGAGACTTATCGATATTATTGGTGAAGTTACGACACAAATCGGCGCAGGTGCAAATAATGCAAAGCTGATTTCAAATCCCACCGTGGGTGCTGATGTCGATATATGCGCCCAATTGGATATTGACGGCGATGTTGTAGGCACGATGTATTCAATCACCGGTACGCTTGCAGATGCGATGATAGCAACTACTTCAGGAGCCTTCAGGTCACAAGTAAGCGCAGTGACGCTTGCGGCAGGTACCCTAGATTTATACTGCTCCGCTTCCAAGACAGGCTCAGTAAAATGGACAGTCGTTTACCAACCCATCGATTCAACTGCTAAAATTGTTTAATCATGACGACAGAAGAATATTTTTCACAAATTGATCTTTCCGAAATGGAAGGAAGTGCGGACTCATTCCCACCTTCAAGTCTTATCAATCCCACAGACGAAACTATAAAGGCCGTGATTCAGGCTTATATCGACGGGACTCCGATTATTGACATAAAAATAAATATCGTTGAGGACGGGCATCATCTGAGTTTCAATCAGATATATCAAGTTATTAAGGCGTGTCAGGCTATTGAGGTTTAACAAATTTAAAATGTCTTTAATACAAAACTCACAGAATGCAGAACGACAGAGGGGATGTTTCTTCGCTGACGATTTCCTGACACGGGCAAGCGTAGAGGCGAATAACGGGACAGTATCAGGTACACCGCAGTTTGGTGGAGGAATGGTGTTGAATGGTACCACGGATTATGTCACCTATAACGTCATTGCTAAATCGCCAGTTGGAAGCCAGTTTAGTGCGGTGGTTTGGTTTAATCCAAACTTTGAGGCCAACGAAGACGTGCTGCGTAGACTTTTTCTTACAACAACCGGTTTTTCAGTTGCCAAAACGCAAAGCGCTCTGAACAACACACTCAGAATTGTTATGGCTGGTGGTGTAGTTGGCGACATACCTTATGCAACCTATTCTCCGTATTGGAATACGGGAAGAATAAACCGCCTTGCCGTCACAAGTACATCGGGCAATACAAGTGTTTGGCTGAATGGTGTACAGGTATTAACTGGTTCCGCTACCGCGTGGGCTTTTACATCGATCAGCGACTTGTATGTTGGTTCCGGTGCGGCCGGTGCCAATCTTTTCAAGGGTACTATTCATGGCATAAGATTGTTCGATAGAAAGCTTGATAACAACGAGGCCTTGAGTTATTCAAATGGTTCAGTTTACTCATACAAAAGTCAATCTGTTGTAAATCTTCCAATGAGAATGGCGCAACACGACATTGCGAATGCCCGTTCTCTTGATATTTCAGGATACGGGAATCATGCAGCTTGGACGGCTGGCGTGACTGCGCCGACCAAAAGGACCCAACATCCTGGATATTATTTCGATGGAGCTAACAGTCTAATGCAGATCCCCAGCTCGGCATCTAATACCTTTGGGAATGGGACGACTGACACTCCGTTTTCTATCTCGTTCTGGTCTAAAATGGATTCCGTTACGGCCTTCAGAGCTGTCTACAAACGCCAAAGCCCAGGAAATGCGGAGTATCAATTGGGCGTAGCTAGTAGCAATATCTTTTGGAATTGCTTTGATCAGAGTTCTGGTGGATATATCGGCAGACAATCAGTATATGCCTTGAGTAACCATCTAAAGCAACCCACTCATATCGTTGGTACTTATGATGGATCAAGCACAAATGCTGGTATGAAATTTTACATTGATGCAGTCCAGAGGGATACGGCCAACAGTACTGCCGGTTCCTATACGGCGATGGAGAATACGGGTGTCCCCATCACCATAGGGAAATTCAGTACCGGATATGCTCAAGGTGACATTTGGGATGTTGAAATTTATCCGACCGAATTAACACAAATGCAGGTTGCTGATTTATACACTTCCGGGCAACTAACCCTTAATAGAATTTAAAATGGCTTATTTAACACAAACACTTCTGAGGGATGGCGACATGGCATTGTGGCATGATTATACTGCAAATAGCTTGGTTGACTTAAGAGCGAATGGGAATGATGGAGTGATGGAAGCCTCGCCTTATTTTAACCGCGTAGGTGTCAATTTAGACGGTATTTCGCAATATATAAATGTGGCCGACAATGACAGCCTCTCTTTCGCCGGAGGTGGCGATATACCGTGCACTCTTGTTTCTTTTTTTGTACCACAACCTGCCTCCAGTTTTCCGCTTATGACGAAAGGTGTTCCGAATGTGAATGGTGAATATGATTTAATACTCCATACTGACGGCAAACTCTATGTGCATTTTTACGATAACGACACTGTGGATTGTTATGTTGGACGAATGTATAACACGGCTTTAACAACTAAACCTTCGGACAAAATGTGTGTAATAGCCACATACGACGGCAATCGGCTTAGCTCAGGCGTGAAGATTTATCTTAACGGATTACAGGTTGATGATACCAATTCTGAAAACAATGTTGTTAATTACGTCTCCATGAAAAACAGAGATGGCGAATTACACTTTGGCGAAGTTTCAGGGAAGTGGGGAAGCTACTACGGGGCTGGCGCGATCAAACATAATCTACTTATCCGCAGGCAGTTGACGGCTACAGAAGCATCTCAGCTTTATTCCGAACTTATTAACAATGCTTACTAATGGGGAATACTAAAAAATCAGCTCGGAATAGACTTGAAACGTATTTCAATACCACTGATGGCAAAATATTAGGCTGGCACGAATTCACTGAAGCTACTGGTATTATCCCTGACTTGATAGGCAGATGTGGCGACATGACAATCACGGGTTCAGCCAATGTGGCAGACGAGTCAATCGGGATAGCTTCGCGATTCGCTGGTGCTGGTGATTACGCGATGGTGGGGGGTCCGAGTACCGCTGTTCAAGAACTTATACATAACTCAAATACTGATGGCTTTGCCCTTTCAATTTGGACGAAACCGGTTTCAGTTGCCTCTGAACAGGTAGTTGTATCTCAAGAAGATGC